GTCAAACACTTGGAGATTAACAATGACTACTCAAGTCACTTACAAGTATCGCGGCGTTTCTTACACTAAAATGGTAGTCCGTTAAAGCGGCATTGGGAGGTGCAAACCCTCCCTTACCTATTGGCGTTGGCCTCTACGGAGATACCCTTCGCCGTCTAGACGGTGGGATAGACCACAAAATATCGCTACAAAATTTTCCAAACGTTTGGGAGCAAGTTTTAATTTCCTTACTCCTTTAAAATGGCACAACAAAATTCCAATGAGCCTCTTGCTGATCTTACGCAACTAGGCCAATCTAACCTGACGGGTGATACCCGTGCCCTGTACCTCAAGCTGTTTAGCGGCGAGATGTTCAAGGGTTTCCAACAGAACACGATCGCTCGTGATCTGGTTATGAAGCGGACTCTCCGCAATGGTAAGTCCCTGCAATTCATCTACACCGGTCGTACCCTGGCTGAGTACCACACTCCTGGTAACAGCATCCTGGGTAACTCGGATGGTTCTCCGCCGGTGGCTGAGAAGACCATCACCTGTGATGACCTGCTGATCAGCTCGGCTTTCGTTTATGAGCTGGACGAGATCCTTGCTCATTATGATCTGCGTTCTGAGATCTCCCGTAAGATCGGCTATGCTCTCGCTGAGAAGTATGACCGCCTGATCTTCCGTGCTATCTCTCGCGGTGCACGCGCTGCATCTCCTGTGTCTGCCACCTCCTTCGTTGAGCCTGGCGGTACTCAGATTCGCGTCGGTACTAACGCTGAGTTCTCTGACGCTTACAGCGATTCTGCTCTGGTTAACGCCTTCTATGACGCTGCTGCTGCTCTTGATGAGAAGGGCGTGTCCCAAGATGGTCGTGTTGCAGTTCTGACTCCTCGTCAGTACTATGCTCTGCTGCAAGCTGCAAACACCAATGCTCTGATCAACCGTGATGTGGTTGGTACTGCGCTGCAAAGTGGCAAGGGCATCATGTCTATTGCTGGTATCGAAATCTTCAAGTCTACCAACATTCCTTTCTTCGGCAACTACGGTACCAAGTTCGGTACCACCGGCGGTACTACCGACACCGGTGTTGCTTCTCCTGGTAACCTGGGTAGCTTCATCGACAACGCTGTTGAAGATGCTGCTAACGACGTTACCGGTATCAACAACGAGTATGGCGAAGAGACCGAATTCAGCAAGTCCTGCGGTCTGATCTTCCAGCGCGAAGCTGCTGGCTGCGTGGAAGCTATCGGTCCTCAGGTCCAAGTCACCAGCGGTGACACCTCCATCATCTATCAGGGTGATGTGATCGTGGGTCGTCTCGCCATGGGCGCTGACTACCTGAACCCCGCTGCTTGTGTGGAACTGTTTGCTGGCGCTGCTTCTGGCGACGCTGCATTCTGATCTTTAATTCGATCAATACTGGGGGAGCTTCGGCTCCCCTTTTTTTTACTTATTGATAGGTAACTATGCCCTTTCCTACTTATGCTGTGTCCACCGAACTGGATGCTGTAAATCAAATACTTAGCTCAGTGGGACAGGCTCCTGTCACCACACTAGATCTACAGAACCCTGAAGTATCTATTGTACTCAACACCCTCCGGGAAATCAACCGTCAAGTTCAAGCTGAAGGCTGGATCTTCAACACTGAACGTCACTATGAGTTGACTCCTGACAGTTCAACTAATCAAATTCTTTATCCATCTAACATGCTTCAGATTGATACCAATACAAGGTATCATAAAGATAAGTACGATGTGGTAAAGCGTGGTAATAAATTGTATGATCGTTTGAATCATACTTACACTTTTACCGATACTATCCAAGCAGATGTCGTCTGGTACTTTGATTTTACTGACGTACCTGCTGCTATTCAAACTTATATTACTGCCCGAGCTGCTCGCATGTGTGCTACCAAGATGATTGGTGACCGTGAGTTAAATGCTCTTCTTCAAGAACAAGAGTTCCAAACACGAGCTGCTGCTCTTGAATACGATTGCAACCAAGGCGACTACTCGATGTTCGGGTTCCGTGATGGTGAGAATTATTACAATAGCTATCAACCTTTCCAAGCACTGATGCGATGAGTACTGTAACCCAAAGGATTCCTAACTTCCTTCTTGGCATTTCACAACAACCTGATAATCGTAAGTTTCCTGGGCAGCTTAAGGATTGTGTTAATGCTTTTCCTGACTATACACTTGGTCTACTAAAGCGCCCAGGCGGACAATTTAAAGCCAATCTTCAAGGTGCTACTGCTGAAGGTAAGTGGTTTTCAATCCTGAGGGATCCAGTTGAAAAGTACGTCGCTCAGTATGACGACAATACCTTTCGTGTGTGGAACCTTTTAGATGGTTCACCACGAGCTGTAGATATGGGTAGTGATACAGGTGTTCCAGGTACCTGTAATCTTGTCAACCTTAAAGCTGATCTTGCTATTTACAACGCTGCTGTTGAAACTACAGCAACCGAACTAGCTGATCTCCATGCTGCTCAAGCTACTTACGCTGAAGTCCTAGCTGGTCAAAGTTCTACTGAAGTAGCTTTGTTTGAAGTCCAGTATGAGTATGATAAGCCAGGTGACATCGAACAAACTGTAAAGTCTGGCATCCTTAAAAATGCTAACAACGTTTACATTGTTAAGAACAATAACACTGTTGTAAGTTCTACCACTACCCTTCCTGCTGGGTATGCATTGGGTACCGAGTTTACTAACGAGTACCCTATTATTGCTTCTCAAGGTTATCGTGTCTACCAAGCTATTCAAACAGTAGCTGCTACCCACGACGCTACAGATCTTAGTAATGCTGAGACCGCGATGAACACGGCTCAGACTAACTACGACAACGCTGTAACTGCGGAAGCTACTGCTCTTTCTGATTACCAAGACGAGCTGGACAACTGTGAAATTACTTCGATTCCTGGCGATGGTTATCTCAATGGTGCTACTGCTAGTGACATTGAGGTTCTCACCCTGAATGACTACACCTTTGTTCTTAATAAAGCAAAGACTGTAGCACTTGAAGCTGATACTACTACGGCTAAACCGAACGAAGCTTTTGTCGTTCTTAAAGTAGTTGGTACTGGTCACTATAAAATCTTCCTTGATGGAACTGAGCGGGCTACTTATAACGCTGGTACTGGTGGTGACGTAGATGCTATCATTTCTGACCTTGCTGGTGACATTAATGGTAATACATTTGGAGGTACAACGTACTCTGCTACTGTTGTAGGTCCGGGTATGTACATCAGTGCTGATGCTGCGTTTACTATTTCTGTAGTTGGTGCTCCATCTGAAGGAGCCATGTTTGTCTTCCAAGATACTACACCTACTGTTGCTGATCTACCCATCCAATGTAAAGATGGTTATGTAGTCAAGGTTGTTAACAGTTCTGACATTGACGTAGATGATATGTACGTCAAGTTTGTGGCTGATGGTACAGCGACATACGGTGCTGGTGTTTGGGAAGAAACGGCTGCTCCTGGTATTCAGTATAAGTTTGATCCACTGACTATGCCTCACCAGCTTGTGCGGCAAGCAGACGGATCATTTACCTTTGGTCCAGTAACTTGGGAAGATAGATTGGTTGGCGATGAAACCACTAATCCTAACCCTAGCTTTGTCGGTCAGAAGATTAACAACCTTTTCTTCTATCGTAACCGCCTTGGCTTTCTTTCTAATGAAGCTGTGATCCTGAGTAGAGCTGGTGATTACTTTAACTTTTGGGTAACCACTGCTCTTACTGTTACAGATGATGATCCTATTGACATCACTGCATCTTCTATTCGACCGGTCAACCATCGGTACGTTCTACCTACTAGCGTCGGTCTTGTTCTGTTTAGCGATAATGAACAGTTCATTTTGACCACTGATGCTGACATTCTCAGCCCTAAAACAGCTAAGATTAACGAGTTGTCAACTTATGAGTGTGATCCTACAGTTGAATCAGTTAACCTAGGTATTAGCCAGGCATTCTTGTCTAAGACGCCTTTGTACACTCGTGTGTATGAAATTGGTAATATTAGCACCGATCGCCCGCCCGAAATGATCGAACCTAGTATTATTGTTCCTGAATTAATTCCGGAGACGATTGATTCATTTATTGCATCACCTGCACTTTCGTTGCTTTCTCTTGGTACTTCAGGTAGTAGTACTATTTATCAGTACCGTTTTATTGCTCAAGGTCAGAACCGTACTTCATCTTGGTATAAATGGGATTTGACTGGTACTTTGCTTGATCAATTCTTTGATGCCAGTGCTTACTACGCTACTGTTGCTAATGGTACTGATGTTTACGTCCAATCTTATGACCTTACCCAAGCAAGTGAGGAAGGATTCTTAACTCTTCCTACTGGAGAAAAGACTGATGTTTGCCTTGATCTTTGGAACGTTAATCCTTATCGAACCTACGACTCTTCTGCTGACACAACTCGGATCTTTTTACCGTATGATACAGTCAGCGGTAAGACGCTCTCTGTGGTCATTCTAGGCGGTTATATCGGTGCGAATGAGGGATTGACTGCAGCATCAGTTGGAGCTGTGTTATACCCGACTGTAGCGGGGTCTGCGGGCGCTTACTATGTGGACATTGATGGTGATTATCGTGGACGTGATTTGATTATTGGTTACATTTACAATATGGAAGTTTCTCTTCCTAAGTTTTTTATGACCCAATCTGATGGTCAAACATCTCAATCTGATTTTACGTCTGACCTTATCATTCATCGTATTAAAGTGTCTACCGGCTTAAGCGGTCCTGTTAAGTATCAAATTGACATTACTGGTCGTCCTGAATGGAGTAATACCATTGAAGCTGTCCAGCCTAATGAGTATGAACTGAACAACGTTAACTTGTCAGCTGAAGCCATTCATACGGTACCAATTTATCAGCGTAATGAGAACCTCTCAATCAAAATTATTGGTGATTCCCCACTACCAGTATCGTTGCTGAATTTAAATTGGGAAGGTAAATACAACACAGGTTTCTATAGACGCTAATGACTGCATCCACCCGTGGTTTTACTTTTAAACCAGCTACCATTAACGACGTACACGAACTAACCAGTCAAATGCTGGATAGAGGTTTGTTAGACTTTGAAAGAGTAGGGCAACACCCAGTCTTATCTCTTGCTATGTA